TGTACTTGCGCAATACTCGACGATGTGGAGACGTTGAGTAATGTCATCACTCAACTTAAGCAGGAGAGAGTCGCTCACGCTGTCACCGAGATGGAGAGCATAATCAAGCCTGATGAAGGGCAACTTCTTCCTCGAAAAATACTTTATCTGGGCACACCACACACAGAAACGTCCATTTATTTAAGGCTGGTTCGTGAGCGTGGCTATGCCAGTCGCTATTGGCCTGCTCAATACCCAAAAGAGCTGGATTGCTTTGAAGGCAACCTGGATCCAATTATTGAACAGGAGCTCACAGACAACCCTGAGTTAATCGGTGAGCCAACTGATCCTGAACGGTTCAGTCACGAAGACATCCTGCAGCGTCAGGCGTCTATGACAAAGGCAAGTTTCGAACTCCAATTCGGTTTGAACACGAGACTTGCGACTCTTGATCGCTTCCCAGTACGGCTTGGAGACTTGTGCGTTCTCGATATTGATGGATCTGCTCTGCCCGAAACAGTTGTTTGGTCTAATGGCCCTGATTACAGGCTGCAGGAACTTGTTTGTATTGGTATGGGTGCTGATCGTCATTATCATCGCCCTGCTTTTGTTAATGGATGGATAGACCGCAAAGATGCAAGGGTTTTAATGGCCGTTGATCCCGCAGGTAGGGGTCGCGATGAATTGGCGTGGACTGTATTAGCTGAATATGGCGGTAATTTCTTCGTTTTGGACAACGGCGGCAGCACTCTTGGCTACGACGACACTGTTTTGGAGCATTTAGCCAAAACAGCGAAGAAATGGGGCGTGAATTACGTCGTCGCTGAAGCAAATATGGGCGATGGCATGTTTTCACAACTACTCAAACCGCACATGCTGCGGCATCACCCGGTTTCCATCGAGGAGGTCAAGCACAGCATCCGAAAAGAGCACCGTTTGTGCGACACGCTGGGGCCAATCATCCAGCAACACCGCTTATGCGTGTTGTCGCGGGTGCTGAAGTCCGATTACAGGATGCTTGATGAGGATCCTGAGCATGGATACGCAAAATCCTTGGCTTGGCAACTTTCTAGGCTCACTTCAGAAAAGGGCTGCCTTGATTTCGACGACAGATGTGACTCCCTGGCGATTGCACTGGCTTATTTCGTCGAGGCCGCGGCCCAGGACCAGCTGCGCACCCAGGCTGAGCGTGCTGCGCAGATGCAGCGGGAAGATATGGAGGTCTGGATGTCTGAGCAGGTCGGTGCCATCGACTGCCTCGCGCTGGGGTGGCGGCCACAGCCGAATCGGTCCGGTGCTTATGGAGGCGTCAAACAGCTTTCTGTTTGAGCTGCACAACCTTGTCCTCCATCTCGGAGAAGTCGAGTTTTCCTGCCAATTTGCGCAGTGTTGACCCTTCAGCCGCCACAGCAGTGACGTTGCTGTTTTTGATCAGAGCCATTGCATCGCTGACTGCTCGAGTGTCACCTTCACGCAGACGTTCGAGCGTCATTTCAATTACGAGGTCGTGGATCTCCCCAATTTTTGTGAGCTGGTCACTCATGATCAGGCTGGGCGCTTACTAGCAGCTTAGGTAACCTTGCAATATCTACGCTCCCGCAGAGTGCTTCCATTGCCGCCCATTGATCAGCGATTAGTGGCCGCAATGGCCGCTGAGTTCCCTGATCAAGCTCCAGATCTTGATTGGAGTGATCGCGAAGTCATGTTCCGCGCAGGCCAGGTGTCTGTTGTCAGATGGCTGGCCAATAAGTACCAGGAGCAGCAGGAAGACCTGTTGATCCCCATGGAGCTGGGAGGGCACAACTGATGTGTGGTGGTGGTGGCCGCAGTCAGCCAAGGGCAACGATTGAAGTCCCTGACTACGGGGCTTATGACCGGCAGTTTGATTTGCAGAANGAAGTNATTCAACGCTCAATGAATGGCGGNACTCAGCTTTTGCAAAATGAGCTGCAGGGCATCCTGCGGAAGACGACTGAAGTCAAAGAGAAGCTCGCTGACATTGAAGAAGAGGAAGCAGTAAATCAAGCAGCACTTGAGGAGAAGGCAACACGTCTTTCCTTGTTGATGGGCACGCCTCCTCCAGAGCCCAACGCCCAGGCCCCAGAGATCGGCGCTAAGGACCGTGACCTCAGTGTTCGCAAAGGCAAAAAGTCTTTGCGCATCCGTCAATCAACAGCTAAATCCAGCGCTAAAGGCACTGGCTTGAACATCACCTAAGGAGATTCATCATGTGTCTTGGTTTTAACAACCAGCCCGCCTATCAACCACCGGAAGTCATCTACCGGGGGCCATCAAAGGAGGACATCGAGCGTCAGGACAGAATGCTTGAGGAGTTTGCTGCGAGCATTCAAGCTGATAACGACCAGATCAACGCACAAATTCAGGAGCAGATTGATGAAGGCAACCAACAGCTTGCTGATTTGACCGAGATGTTTGAATCTCGCAGCGCAGATCTGCAATCAGCTGCAGATGCAAGAGCTGCAGATGCTCGAAATCAAGGCAATGCGCAGGCTGCTGCGGCTAATGCCACGCAGAACGCTGCTTACACGGTGACTACTGCGCANGAAACTCTCGAGGATGCGCAGACCACAGAGGAANTCCCTGAGAAGAAGAANGAGAAGAAGAAGAACCTGAAAATCAGCACTGCTGGCGCAGCNNCGTCGCCTGGTGCTGGCGTCAACCTGGGGATCTGATCATGTGTGGCGGAAGAGATCGCAACAGAGAGCGGCGCAAGGCTGAGAAAAAAGCCAGNAGAGCTCAAAAAAGAGCGGATAGAAAGGCCCGCGCAAGGCAGAAAAGAGCAGATCAGATTTCTGCGCAGCGCCAGGCAAAGGCGCAGGAGCAGGTTGAGCAAAAGGCTTATCTGAACGACATTGCCAAGCAAAAAACCATCGAGCGGGAAAACAGGATTACTGACGCCACTAATCGTGGGTTAGAGCGAGAGCAGCAAATTCGCGATAACGCTGCTGCAGAAGAAGCTCGCATTAAAGCGGAGTCTGAGAAAAGGGTTAGGCGCATCCGCACTGCTGGCGGTGCATTGAGCGCGTCNATGGTCGCCTTGGATTCCGACAAAAAAGATNCGAANGCACCGACTGCTGGATCAACTAAAGGCAAAAAGAAGCCTTCTGGCCCTAGGGCAACAGCAGCACTTATCCAGCGGGGTTCAGCTCGCACTCGAGGCACCAACCTCTCTATCTAATGAAAAAGACAGCCGCTCAGAGATACGACGACCTGGCTCAGGACCGGGATTACTACCTGAGCCGAGGTCGAGCCTGCGCTCGATTGACGATTCCGCACTTGATCCCAACAAGTTCGGAGCCAGTTGCTGACACCAAAGAATCGTTCCCGGTGCCATGGAACGGCATCGGCGCACGCGGTGTTTTGAACCTTGCAAGTCGGATGCTTTTAGGGCTTTTGCCTCCGACGCAGCAATTTTTCAGGTTCTCGTTGGATGAAGCGGCGCTGAAAGCGCAGCAGATCCCGCCAGAGCAGATCAGTGATTTTGAGCAAGCGTTGAGTCAGATCGAGCGGCAGGTGCTGCGTGAAATCGAGGCCAGCAATGATCGAGTGGTCTTTCATGAAGCGTTGCTGCATTTAATCGTCGGCGGAAATTGCCTGTTGCATATTGCGCCTGAGGGTCTGCGTTGTTTCCACCTCAACCGCTATGTCTGCCAGCGAGACCCGATGGGCAACCCCCTCGAGGTCGTCATCTGTGAGCAGCTAGCTGTCGAAACACTGCCAGAAAAGATCCAAGAAATGGTTCGTGCGAAAGACGACGACGATGACATCACTTCTGGCCTTATCGATGATGTGGTTAATCCTGTCCCTCGTCGCGACAACGGTGACACCGTCAGGATCTATACCTACATCAAGTGGGAGCGGAACGGGCAGGGCCAAAAAGGACAGGTGAAGTGGCACCAGGAGGTGAACAATAAGGTCATTCCTGGCAGTGAGTTCAGTCGTCCTGAAGAAGTTTCGCCATGGCTGCCGCTGACGATGATCCGTGCAGATGGCCAGCAGTACGGCATCAGCTATGTCGAAACTGCTGCATTAGCTGATCTGCAGACTGTCGAAGCGCTTTGCCAGGCCATCGCAGAAGGCAGTTTGGCCAGCAGCAAGATTCTGTTCTTGGTCAAGCCGTCAGGCGTTACCAAGGCCGCGAATCTGGCCAATGCACCAAACGGTGCATTTGTTACTGGCGATCCCAATGATGTGCTCGCGCTCCAGGTGCAGAAATCAACAGATCTGCAGGTTGCGATGCAAGGCAAACAGCAGATTGAAGCCAGGCTGTCGCAGGCTTTCATGTTGGCTGATGTCCGTGATTCTGAGCGCACGACAGCAGAAGAGGTACGTCTCACTGCATTGCAAATCGAAAACTCGCTTGGTTCGATTTACTCGGTATTGCAGACAACTTTCCAAGTCCCTTATGTCGCTCGCAAGCTGGACATTCTTCAGCGCAAGAACAAAATCAGCAAATTGCCGCCTGAATTGGTTCAGCCAGTGATGACTGTTGGCCTCGCTGCGGTAGGTCGTGGAAATGATCTTGAACAGCTCGTTAGATTTACAACGACGCTTGGGCAGACAATGGGGCCAGANAGTTTGGCAACCTACGTNAAACCCACTGAGCTAATTAAGCGTCTTGCTTATTCCATGGGTATCGACACTCTCGGNTTNATTAAGACCGAGGAGGAGNTGGCNATGGAACAGCAAGCTGCTGCTCAGCANGCACAGCAGCAAATGCTGATGCAGTCAAAACTGGCTGATCCTAAAAATCTTGCCGATGCTGCGCAAACTGCGCAGGAGATCAACCAGGCAAATGAAAACCCTGAACAACAACCTCAATGAGCTCCACAATCGGAACCCCGGTCAATAGCACTCCGCAGCCTTTTGTTGATGGCACACAGCCAGACACCTCCCCTCAACTAACAACGCCTGAGGGTATTGAAGGCCTGGCTGCACCGGGACAGGAAAACCTTGTTGAGGAGTTTGCTCGTGAGCAAGAAGAGGCAGCACAGGAAGAGGCCATCCTCGGAAAGTTCAAGTCACCGTATGAGCTCGCCAAGGCCTACTCAGAGCTGCAAAAGAAGCTGGGGCAGCGGGCNGGAGATGAGGCCAAGAGCACGCCGGAGGCTGAGCCTGAGTCTGATCAGGGAGAGGCGGTCGCGTACAGCGCGGAGACAGCAGCAGAGGTCTACGGCCAGGAAGCCGTGGAGGGTCTTGCTGAGAAGGGCCTGGATCTGGGGAAAATAATGTTCGAGGCTGACCAGGGCCACGACATCTCCGAGCATTACGACGCACTGGCTGAGCAGTTCAACGTGCCGAAGCAGGCTGTTGAGATGTTTGTGAGCAAGCAGCAGTCAGCGCCTGCTGGCGATGGTGATGGCCTGTCAGAGGCAGATGCCGATTCGATCCTCAGTGAAATTGGTGGCCAGAAAGCGTTTGAAGAACTGCAGGCCTGGGGCAGACAGAACATGACTGAAGCTGAAAGGGCCAGCTACAACGCTGCACATGACGCCGGCAATGCTGAAGCTGTGCGCTGGGCATTGAAGTCGCTGCAGGCTCGTCAAGGGCTGATTCAGCAAGACACAGAGCCAGAGCTCTACGGGGGTGGAGCACCTAGCGGTGATCGTCAGGTATTCCAAAGCCAGCAGCAAGTGCTGGATGCCATGAACAAAAGGAATGACATGGGCCAGCGTCTTTATGACGTGGATGAGGCTTACCGGAACAAGATTGCAAATATGTTGTATAGCTCGCCTGATTTTTAGTAAGCTGGCGTATAAGAACGCAACCGGAACTGGGTGAGCCCGAAAGGACAACTCACGGCCAGGGAGGAATGAGCGGTCTAAATCGAACCAAAACTATTCCTCTAAAAATTCATCATGGCTGACGTAGACCTTCAAAGGTTGGGCCAAATCAAGGGCGATCCCGCTACTTGGGGTCCTGGCCTATCTGGCGTGGACAAAGACCGCGCCATGTTTCTGCGGCTTGGAAGTTCTGAGGTCCTCGACGCCTTTCTGCGAAACTGCGTCTTCAAAGGGAAGACCAGAGAGCGAAACATCCGAGGAGGGCGATCCGTAGACTTCCCGATCACCGGACGGATGCTTGCCAGCTACCACAAGCCTGGCGACCAGATTAACGGTGGCGGAAATGATCCTTCCGACATCAACAAGCGCACAATTGAGCTAGACGCATTGATGATCGCAGACGCTGCGATTTATCAGGTTGATGAACTGATGAACTACTACGATGTTCGTCAGATCTATACAAAAGAGCTCGGCAGAGCCCTTGCGTACGAATACGACAAGCGTGTTGCCAGGTTGGTGTTTGCAGCCGCAAACAACAGCACCGAGCCTTTGGCGAAGGATCCCCCGAACGCAGGCCGCACAGGAACTGCGATCACTTTTGCTGACGATGCTGCGACATTTGACGCCAAAACTCGTCAGGAACGCGGCGACCAGTTAGTGGATGCCATCTTCGATGCTCGAGTTGAGTTTGAGAAGAAAGATGTGCCCATTGACAATATGTATGCCGTCTTCACTCCTGACGACTATTACTCAATCACGCAGTCAAGTCGTGCGATTAACGTCGACTTCAACAGTGGCGGAGGTAACGGCACTATTGCTCA